GGATCTACAACAGCCGCCACAACCTCTGTAAGCTCCAGTGTTCTAATGAAAGGTAATGCTGCAAATTACGGAATAACCTTGGCTCTTACAAGCTCGGGCGCTGGTGCAGTTGCTGGAAATCTTCAGAGATTTAATTCGGTAAACTTTGGTGGGGCTAGTAATGCAAATTACATTAGAAACATGTGCAACACTGACGCTACTGAATTTTTTAATAACACTAACTATGGAAAAACCGATAAGCGCTATTTCCTAGGTGAGTCCTTTGATGTTAATGTCAATCGACTTGCTGGCGGTGGAGGAAAGGATGACACCTATTTCTTTATGGCCGGGTTGGGCCCTGCAGGCGCAGCCACTTATGATGATTTCCACAGCGAATTGACACCAGCTAAATCTGGTTGGTTCATTGGTCAGAGACCATCGATGAAATATCTTTTCCGACTGAATGCTTTACTAGATGGCGAAGAGTTCCAGAATCAATTTTATTGTAGAGTTGCCAATTTAAAATTAGGCGATACACTTAATCCACGTTCCTCATTTACTTTACAAATTGTAAAAAGAATGGGAGTCATCACAAAAGATGAAGTGGCAGAAGAATTCACCAACCTGAACCTTGATCCCAATAGTAACAATTATATCTTAAAGCGAATTGGTAACACTCGTGTTTCTTGGTCTACTTCAAAAGATGCATTTGTTTCAACAGGACTTTATCCTAACTTATCCAACTATGTGTGGGTAGAGATGGCAGAAGACGCAGGAATTTCTGTTCAAGATTTACCTACTGGTTTCTTGGGGCCACGCTGTCCAGCAACGTTCGAAATTAATCCAACGACTGCTGCAGCTAATACTTCTGGAAGCAACTGGGCTCATGGGAACAATAAGACTCCAATGGGTAATAACGCGGCTAGTTTTATTGCTGGTTGGGCGAAGGCTCTGCCGGTTGCTGGCCCTTTAACAGCCTTTTCAAATCTCACAGCCTCTATTCAGTGGCCTCGATTTGGGATGACTACCAAGGATACATTGCCGGGTGGTGCAAGCACGAACTATAGTTACGACGCGTACTTTGGCTTGCGTCACATTAAGTCTACGAGTTATGCACACGATAAGAGTTTTCAAGACATCGCAAGAAGAAGAAGAACTATTGATCCGGATTTGTCTGAAGGTGCGGCATTTTCTCAGGCCTCTTTTGTCTTCACTCTAGAGGACATTAGGTCTGCAAGTGCGGGAGTCAGTTCGTATTACTGGGAATCAGGATCTTACACAAAATCTGGTGATGGTGTGAGTATAGTCAAAGAACAAAGTTTGTCTTATCTTATTAAGACAAAGAAGATCAAGCGATTTGCAGCCCCGTTCTTTGGTGGCGCTGATGGTGTTGATGTTCGTTATGCTGATCCATTTGCCACAAATCAAATAGATAACAACGCAGGTGGGACTAGCGGATATCCTTATTTCACCGTTGAGCAAGCAATTGACATGGTTAGCGACCCGGAACAAGTTGAATATGAGTTGATATCTGCACCAGGTCTCATTAAAGGCAGTTTGGTTGACAAAATAGTCAATAACACTACTGCTCGGGGTGATGCATTAGCTATTATTGACGTAAAAGGAATCTATCAAGCGAAAACAGATAACGGAGGGGTTGAACAAAACGCAGCCCTTACGACTTTTGTGAATACTCTAAACACTCAATATATTGATAGTTCTTATGCTTGCACCTACTTTCCTAACATTAACTTGCAAGATACCATGAACGGCAACGGGGAGACCTTTCAATGTCCTCCTTCAGTCGCTGGGATTGGTGCAATCGCTCAATCAGAGGCTTCGAGTCAACCCTGGTTCGCTCCGGCAGGATTTAACCGAGGTGGCCTGGGTCGACTTGGCGGTAATGCTGGGCCCGTTTGTGTCGGTGTGGTCGAACACCTCACCAAAGACGATAGGGATGTTCTTTACGAGTCTCAAGTTAATCCAATAGCCAAGTTCCCTTCTACTGGTGATTTTGTTGTGTTTGGTCAAAAAACCTTGCAACAAGAAGCCTCGGCTCTTGATAGAATCAATGTGCGAAGAATGATGATTTATCTTAAAAGAAAAATTGGTGCAATTGCCGATACTATCTTATTCGATCAAAATGTTCAAGCAACTTGGTCAAGGTTTAAGAGCCAAGCGGAAGTGGTTCTCTCAGAAATTCAAGCAGAACTAGGAATTGTTGATTACAAACTCGTCCTCGACGAAACAACCACGACGCCTGATTTGGTCGACCGTAACATTATGTACGCCAAGGTGTTCGTTAAGCCTGCTCGGGCTATAGAATTTATTGCTGTAGATTTTATAATCACTCGAAGTGGCGTAGAATTTTAATAAAACACTAATTATCATAACAGGAGAAAATTAACAATGGCATTTTGGAACGCAAAAAACGCAGAGCCTAAACGAAATTATAGATTTAGAATCACAATTAATGGCTGGGTCGCAAACAGTGTGGTCTGGTGGGCTAGGGGATTCAAGCCTCCATCTTACGAAGTTTCAGAGGCAACTCATGACTTTGTGGATAACAGATTTCATTTTCCGGGAAGGTTAACTTGGAATGATTGTTCCATGACTCTCGTTGATCCTGTGAGCCCTGATGCTGTAGCCTTAACTAATGATTTAATCATCGGTTCGGGTTATACAATTCCTGCAACCTCTACTTCAGATTATAAATCAATTAACCGAAACGCCGCTAATAACGCTTTCGGAGGATCAGGTGGACCTGGAGGGGGGGCTGGTACAACAGCAGGTCTTGGTGGAGTTATCTGTGAAATTTTAGATTCCCAGGGTGCAATTATTGAACAATGGACTCTCTACAATCCATTTCTGAAAAGTGTTTCGTTTTCTGATTTGGCTTATGACAACGATGAATTGAGAACCATTGATATGACCTTTAGATATGATTGGGCTGAATTTAGCACAATGGCCAGCACGACAAACACGACCGCAACGGCCGACTTTAAACCTTCCTAAACTATCTCGAGGTAAACAATGTCGTTCTGGAACCAAGCAAATGCAGAACCTACTAGAAAATATCGCTTTAGAGTTATGTCTCCGGATTCTAAAATCTGGAAAGACCATTGGTGGTGGGCAAAATCCGTAGAAAAACCGTCTTACGAAGTAAACACCACGGAATATAGGCTAACCAATCACAAATTTAAATTCCCTGGAATCCTCTCTTGGAATGATATTACGATTGTAGTCGTAGACTCTGGGGATATCACTGCGCAACTTATGGAAAATCTAAGTTTTACATATCAAAACCCAGAGAAGGGATATTTAAAAACCCAATTTGCAAAAAAGGCCAAAGAAGCCGTAAACAAGTTTGAGATCCAACAGTTAAACTCGCAAGGAAAAAAGATAGAGACTTGGGAACTCCACGGAGCTTTTATTAAATCTGTTGATTTTGGGTCTCTGGACTATTCTGATGATGAATTGGTTCAAATTTCAATAGGCTTATCATATGATTATGCAACACTGGAATAAAAAATTTACAATCTATTTAAAAAACGAGGTGAAATTTGAGTAGAAATAAAAATCGGCTGACAGGGCACCAGCCAGAAAAAACTGAAGCGCCCACATTTAATCCTTTAAATTTTGTAACACCTACAGAATTTGTAATTCTTCCATCTGAAGGAAAGCACTATCCCGAAGACCATCCTCTTCACAACCAAGAAACTATAGAAATTCGTTTCATGACAGCGAAAGATGAAGATATTTTGACATCTGAAGCGTTATTAAAGAAAGGTATTGCCATCGATCGATTTCTGGAGAACATAGTTGTTGATAAGTCGATTAATTTAGACACCCTTTTGATTGGTGATAAAAACGCAATCCTGATTGCGGCTCGAGGAAGTGGATTTGGGTTCGATTATGAAGCCAAAGTTACTTGCACCAACTGTGGTACATCTAATTTGGTTATGTTTGACCTAGGAAACCCCACTATTGTTGGAAATGCAGGGGCCAAGGAAGAAATTATCAAACAAGTGAGCGCTGGTTTATTTAGTACAACTATGCCTTTATCCAATTTTGTACTTAATTATAGGCTGATGAACAACTCAGACGAAAAATCGCTCGCGAAAGAAATTAAAAAGAGCCCCGAAGATCGGGAAGAAAATCTCTTGACGGGTCAATTTAAGAGAATTATTCAAAGTATAGAAGGCCATGAAGACCAGTCGATTATAGACCAGTATGTGGAAAACATGCCTACAGTGGATTCGCGTCACTTTAAAATGTGCATTAAAGCCGCTACGCCAAATGTTGAGATCAAAGAAACCATGACTTGTAAAAAATGCGGAGAATCCAAGGAGGTCGACGTTCCATTTGGGACAAGCTTTTTTTGGCCTGACGTCTAGATATATGAACGCAGTTTATGAACAATTCTTTCTTCTTAAACACTTTGGAGGATGGAGTTTCATTGAAGCTTATAATTTACCCATAGGCCTGCGAAACTGGTTTATAGAGAGACTAGAAAAACAATATGAACAGGAGGCTAAGCAAATCAAGAAAAGCCGAAAGAATTGACTTTGCCGACTTCTTATTGCATTTCTATTGTGTTACTATTTATAAAAGATAAGAGGGTGTCAA